GATAATTTAAAATATTACACATGAACCCAACAGCATTCCATTGAAATTCATACATTTTTTGATGAGTATGCTTACTCCACAAAGAGTTATCTAAGCAGTACTTATCAAAAAATGGTTTGAGTTTTTTTCCTTACTTCTGATGTCTTTTGGAATACTCTCTGACCAGGAAGACCATTGATTAAATTCTTATCATCTTTCTTTTCAGATCTTAATGCAAGTTCTCTTACTTCATCTGGATTTTTATAAAAATTATCGACAATAACAATAGTTCTATTCTGTGGTCCTACTTTTTTAATAGTAACATCAGGGTTATCATTCAGTTCAAACATAAAATCCTCAGAGATAAAAAAATTCTGGGAAATTTTTTCCCAGAATCTTGTAACTAAAAAGTCAAATTAGTTTTAGGACCAAGTGGTAACAACCACGAGTCCACCACCACCCCAGTCACCCCAGCATTCTCCACCTTGAGTGGATCCAGAGTGACCACCGCCACCAGGGAACAAGGAAGGAGCGGAACAGCAACCTCTGGTGTTGCCATAAGAGCAACGACCTACGCCAAAGTTACCACCTTGTTGCCAAGGACCAACAGGACCAGAAGCAACAGACCAAGAGAATGAGTGGCAGTTAACATGCTTCAGTTCTCCGCCAGAGAGTCCACAGATATAAAATTCATTCTCAGGGTTCTGGGAATCAGGTTTAGTTCTAGCATCAGGCCAAGAAGCAGAACAAGCATTAAAGCAGTTTGTTCTTTGGGCAACTTTTGTACAGGAATAGCAAGACTCAGTACATCTTTGACCAGCATAAGATCCACCTTGCATGCAGAAGGTGCCAAGTCCACCACCCAATACAAAGGAAGGACAACCATAGAAACCACAACCAGTTCTACCATGGCAACAACCACAGCAAGAGCATCTACTAGTAGATCCAGCACAGATAGTATATTGAGTAGAACCAGCGGTAAAGTGTCCACAGTTAGCATACTGCATCTTGGTGGCATACCCACCACCACCTCCACCCATTCCAGGACCGTTACCACAGCAACGACCACCAGCTCCAGATCCACCGCCAGAAATGATTTCAAATTGGATGCTGGTTACACCATTAGGAACTGTCCAAAGGTAACAACAACCGCCATTACAGGGAACATTGTGACAGCAGTTAAAGTAAAAATTTCTACAGACAATTCCTGTGGAGATTCCAGTTACTTTTGTTGGTCCAACTGTACCATTGATAAATGCATCACCAGCATCGATCTTTTTAAAACTCTGGTAATCAGCCATAGATCTTACTCCTGAGGTGCAATATAGTCAGATCTATCTACTCCATCATCGTCTCCAGGATCCCCAGGTTCTGTAGGCCAAACAATCAAATAAGTATCATTACCAACACTTGCCCATTTCTCGGGAAGGTCTCTCAGTTTTTGACGATACGCTCTCCACTCGGTAAACGCAGTTGCAGGAGCATCAACAGGAATTTTGTTATCACTTGCTTCAAGCAGTCTGTTTCTAGCCGACCGCACTACATCCCAACCAAATGTTTTTTGAACTTCACCATCTTCTGACCACTCATCTTCTTCAGTGTGGGGACCAGAGAATCTGCCAGTGTTCCAGCTCTCCGTCTCAAAATTATAATGGAAGGAGCACATGTCAAACACTTCATGGAAGTGATGCCAATCCGCAAGAACAGGGTTTGGTTCATCATCAGGACCAGCAGGAGTTTCAATCATCATGGGTCCGTCAATACCACCCCAAAGAGCAATAGCATTCATCGTATGAGTTCTTGCATCCAACTCTACGACTCTAGCATCAATGGGGGGATCTCTATCCTCGGGTTCATCGGATGGGAAAGAATGCTCCTCTACCCACTTAGGATTCTCTTCAGTACCAATGTTCCTATACCAAATGGTAATACGGTCAGGACCATTGTATGTGCAAATACCACTCGCGTTGGTATCTTGGTCGTCAGTATACCACTTTACAGGAATAGGATAAATGATTGTCTTTGTGATGTTTGCCATTGTTAAAGCGTACTCCTATAGTTGTATTTATTATTAAGACCAAGTGGTGACAACGACAAGTCCGCCGCCGCCCCAGTCGCCCCAGCACTGGTTGCCATCACAAGTATTAGCACTGTGACCACCGCCACCAGGGAACAGGGAAGGAGCGGAACAGCAACCTCTAACTCTAGCAGTAGAGCAACGAGATACACCAAAGTTTCTTTGAGACTGCCAAGGACCAACAGGACCAGAGGCAACAGACCATGCACCAGAGTGACAGTCCACATGCTTCAGTTCACCACCAGACAAACCGCAAATGTAGAATTCGTTTTCGGGGTTCTGGGAATCGGGCTTGGTTCTAGCATCAGGCCAAGCAGCAGAACAAGCATTAAAGCAGTTATTCCTCTGTGCAACCTTCAAGCAGGAATAGCAGCTGTTGGTGCATCTATGAGTGGAGTAAGAACCACCCTGCATACAGAATGTACCAAGTCCACCACCAAGAACGAACGAAGGACATCCATAGAAACCACATCCTGTTCTACCGTGGCAACAACCACAGCAGGAACATCTGCTGGTCGAACCAGCACAAATGGTGAACTGAGTAGAACCAGCAGTGAAGTGTCCACAGTTAGCATACTGCATCTTAGTAGCGTAACCGCCACCTCCACCTGCCATACCAGGACCGTTACCACAACAGCGAGCACCAGAACCAGATCCGCCACCAGATACAATTTCAAATTGGATGCTGGTTACACCATTAGGAACTGTCCAAAGGTAACAACAACCGCCATTACAGGGAACATTGTGACAGCAGTTGAAATAAAACATCCTGCAGACAATGCCAGTGGAAATACCCGCTACTTTTGTAGGTCCGATAGATCCATTCAATACGGCATCGGCAGCATCGATCTTTTTAAAAGTCTGATAATCAGCCATTGCTTCTTATTCTAAAGGAAGATTCGTATTAGTATTTAGTAAACATATAACAAAAATAAGGGGAGGTTGCCCTCCCCAGTAGAAGAATCAGACGGTGATGATTCTCCAACCTTGTGTGCCATCATAGTAAACAAGTTCAAATGCAGCACCTTCAGTTGTAACTGTCAAGTTGCTGGTGGAACCCATGATTCTTGTTCCATTAGGAGCAATCGTCAGAGCGTTGGAATCAAATGTGTTAGCGACATCGAAGATTCTAACTCTGTCTCCTTTGTTGGGGGTAGCAGGCATGTTAACTGTAAATCCACCACCAGAGGTGTTACAGAATGCTTGCTGGTAGTTTGCCAAAGTTGTTCCAGAGGAGACATCTACATTGGCGAAGTTACCAACGGGAACCCAGTTAGATCCGTTATAGAACTCAAAGATGTTTGCATCAGTGTCGTAACGGAGACCGCCTTCATGCAGATCATCGCCAGTCGGGCGAGTTGCTTGAGCACCACGCGGGGGAACAAGGATACCAGCGGTTCCATCCATCTTAGCGCGAGTCAGGAAGCCACGAACTGCTTTCTCAGTAGGACATGCCTGGTTGGAGTTACCACCCATGGTCTCGTCAGACGAGAATTCGTTAATTGCTTCACCGATCTGACCACCGATAGCACCCAGTCTCAGTTCTGTCAAACCAGACAGGTTGAAGGCAGAGGCGTCCAGGGTAGCAGCACCAGTCAACTGGTTAACGGAGAAGTATTCACCAACTCTGAAGTTACCACCTTGGTCGGTAGAAACATAGAAAATCTTACCAGAGTTAACGATGTTTGTTTCGTTACCTTGTGCGGCAGTGTTCTCATCAACATCAGGATAATTGGTTTGTGCAGTGTTACCTGTACCAATCAGCAGGAAGTCGTGACCAGTGAGTCTTACTTTAGAGAACTTCGTTCTCATTGTGAACTCTTGATTATCCAGGGAAGAAGGAGCAGATGCCTTGGCAGGAGCAACACTGATTGTTGCACGACCAGTTCCAGAGTTATAACCAGTTACGGTTCTGATGATGTAAGTATTGACATCAGAGTAACCAAGTCCAACAGTGGAGAATCCAAGAGCGTCACCAACGATCGGAGTTGTGCTCAGTCCAGTTACCTCAAACAGAGCGTCCTTCTGACCAGAGACAGCGTTGGATCCAGTACCGATTCTAAAGTATCCAGTAGCACCAGCACCGACGGAATCAAGTTCGACATACTCACCAGGGGTGAAGACGGTAGTACCAACACCAACAGCACCGTTAGCACCATCGGCGTTACCGAATCCAGAGTTATACTTAAAGTAGATAGCGTCAGAAGCAGACTGGTCGTTAGTCAGTACAGCGCGAGCGCCAGACACAGTACCACGCATCGTAGCACCGACAGACAGGTCACCGACATATGTACCAACAACGGTTGTCATCTTATCGCCATAGAGGCGACCAGTTCTAGCAACCTCAAGAGTGGAGAATCCAACAGCGATTGCACCGTAATCTCCGTAGGAGTTGTTACCAGACAGAGATCTAATCTCCGATCCCTGAGAAGAAACATAACCGAATGCACAGTAGTAAGTGAAGCAGGATACAACCTCAGCGAGAGCATCGTCTTCCAGATAGAATCCTACACCACCAGAGTGAATGTTGGTGAATGCGTCGAATACCATCGACTTAGCACCTGATCCTTCAGGTTTACCCTCGTGAACACCACCCTCAATGTAAATACCGATTGCACCGCCATGACCTGTACCATCAGTACAGATGTCAGAGAAAGCAGTACAGTCTTTGATGTAAGGAGAACGCTCAAGAATCGGAGTGTCGGGGTTCAATCTGAAGTATACACCACAGGCAGTCGATCCAACACCAGTTTTATTCTGCCACTTATCTGTTTCGAAAGGATCGTTTACATCGTAGTCGAAACCTTGGAGACCACGAAGAGTAACTGCCTGAACAGTAGTAGAGTCAGAGACAAAGAACATCGTCTGACGAGAGTTGGGACGCAGACCGTCAGTGGAAAGACCAGCAGCAGGTTCAATCGTCGTACCTCTCAGAACATCACCAGCAATGGAGAAGTTCTTAGGAAGAACAATCGGAAGTTGCTCAGCGAATACACCAGCAGACAACTTCAGAATGATTGGAGATACATCAGTAACTTCACCACCGCTTACATAGGTGTGGGCAATGGTGGAGATACCAACATTGGTTACGAATGTATCGGAGTCAGTAACGGAGTCAACCTTAAAGAAGAATCCTTGTGTACCATCAGGGAAGATTGTTGTGGTAACACCAGCGTGAGCAGCGCCACAAGTGAATCCAATACCCTGCAGCTTAACCTGACCGTTCGGGAACAGACCGTGAGATGCAGCAGTAACTGTAGCAACGCCACTAGTCTCGTCATAAACAAAGTTGGTGATGTCTCTTCTTCTCTGACCAGCAGTAGAAGCATAAGCGATCGATCCCCAAGCGTTGTCAGGTGTCAGACCAGTGTTGTTGTCATTACCTTGCTGTGCGTCTACGAAGTAAACCTTAGTACGCAGACCAGGATACTGCCATTCAATCTCGTCGTTAGCAGATACTCTCAGGTATGTACCTTGCGTACCAATACCTTGTCTTGTCGGACCAGTACCGTCTCTGGTAAGCAGGTCTCCTTTGGTTGTCAGCAGAGCGGCGCTATCACCGATAGCGAATGCTGCCCACATAGTAGCAGCAGTGCCAGGTTGAACATTGATGTTCGAAGAAGCGATCGAGATGTAAGCAGAGGAAGAATACTCAGCAACATCACCGATTTCATAAACATTAGAACCACTCCAAGTGCTTCTCCAGTTGAAACCTCTGTTCAGCAGAGACCAACCATTAATGCCACTGTCGGTTTGGGTGATACCATTTCCAACAGGTCTCTTATCATTACCAATGAGAAGATCATCAGCAATATAAGTATTACCACCAAGAGTTACAATCTGACCTCTAGCATATTGAGAACCAGGATTATAGGTAGAACCACCAGCAGTACCGATACCACCAACGACCAGACGCCACAGGTCGGGGTTCTCGTTAGGTTGTGCTCCGTAGGGGTTGGTGCCGATAGCAACATAAGAGGCACCTCTAAACTCTACGACATCGCCCTTTTCATATCGGGCAACAGCATCATAGAGACCTTCGTTGGTGAATCCAGCGGAGAACGAAGCAAACCTATTGGCAGGAGGATAGAAAGCATCAGAACCGATACCTGCAGTATCATGCAGAGAGGAAGATACTCCAGAAGCAGTCAGGTCAGATGCAACTTGGAAGGGAGAAGTACAACGGAATTCTTGACCACCATAAGTAACAACATCGTTGATACCATAGTAGGTGTCAGTGGCAAAGGCACCTCTAAAGTTCAGACCCTCGGAATACAGTTCCCAATACGCGGGGAAATCTGCAGAGTACCAGTTACTCTGGATACCAGTAGAAGTGTGCTGTGCCGTACAGATATATTGATTACCGCCTTCCTTGACGATATCGTTTACAACATATCCAGTATTCGTCGCCCACTCGCCAGCAAAATTCTGACCCTCGGTATGGAGGGACCAGTTTGCACTGTCGTTCGGGAATCCAGTTGCCGAAGCGTCAGATGTGTGGTTGCCAGTACATACATAAGAGCTGGCACCGTATCTAACGATGTCATCAATTACATATGCAGTAGAAGCAGCCCAGGCTCCACGCCAGTTAAACTTCAGTCTGCCAAGTCTAAATTCTGCCATTGTAGGTTCTCGTTAAACAGGTCCAGGGTATGAATAGGTGCCATTGACTTGAAGGGTTAGATACCCGTCAGAGTCTAGGTAATAAAAAAGGTTTCGCCTGTCAAAGCGTATCTGTTGATATTTATCTTGCGGGTTATTGGCAAGTGCTTTTTGTTCGGTTGTCTCTTCAACATAATCATCATAATCACCGAACTCTTCCACTTGAGTTCCATCAAGACGGAACGGATCAAAAGATTCCGTTGTTGATGCAGCACTTACTTTGGTGAACCAAAGCATATCATCTTCATCTCTTCTTAGAGCGTACACATAATATCCCGTAGAATCTTTGGGTTCAAAATGCGCGTTACTTAAAGTGAGTGCCATTAGCTAATGATTCTCCAATAACTACCTGTCCACAAGAACATAACAGTCACGCCTGAAACATCTAAGTTTACAGGACCATCATCAATGTTGCCAATAGCATCTTTGAATTGATGCGAAGCTGAGCTCAATATAACATTATTTATATTCCAGTTTTGTCCGCCATCCGCAACCTCAATGCTGTCTCCAATAGTGAGGTTAACGATTGGCATAGTTGCATTCACAACACCGTTAGTGGTGTTAATCAGGTATCTTTTATTAACAACCAACTGAGTCGTAAGTGGACCATCAATCTGGGCAAAGACGGGAGTAGCACCTGTTGCAGCAGAAGCAACGGTCTCTACATTATCACCGACTCTAACATAGATTTTTTGGTCAACTATATTAATCGCCATTTCGCCATCTTCTAGGTCGTTAAGACCAGGAATTTGACCTTGCGTTAGACTCCGTTTTGGTTTAATGCGAGTAGGCATTACGACAAAAAGAAAATGAGCTTCTTAGTATTTATCAGAAGTAACTTACCGATAAAACAATTCTAACTTTCTGATCTGTACATGTTGTGCTTCGATGAGGAGTTGATCCATCAAACAGCACGACTCTATTCTCAACACTCTCAACCTTTGTACCATCCTCAAATCCAGTATATCCATCACAAGTATTGAAATATAATACTGCTGTGTTGTGAGGATACTTATAATCCTCATGAAGATCGTGCTCAATAAACTTACCAATGTTGGGATATAGATTCACTCTTGCTCGAATCAAAGACTTTATGTTCAAATGTTTAACAAGAAGATCATCAATCTCATTCATAAAAGAACTCTGTGGTTCGAATCTATCATACAATCTGTGCGTAAAGAAGAAGTGATCATCATTCATCTCCCCTAGATTTGCAACCTCATTGCAAAAAATCCAAGGAAACTGTGTACTAAACACACAGTTCTTTAGATGCTCAAAGTAATCCCTCGGAAGGAATTCATCTATCACTTTCATAGTATTCATAGAGATTGAACGCGATTGAATATCTTGGGTGGTCTGAACAGTTAACTCCAACACTATGTTGGAAAGAAGAAGGGAACAAGAGCATCAACCCATCACTAGGTTGGAGAGACATATCTGTATGTTGTATGAGAGACAGATTATGATAATCATGGTGCATGAATTGAATATCTCCTGAGTCTTCAGGGACATTAATATAGAGAACACCTGCAAGTATAGATCCAGGATGAGTGTGAGCTGTATTGTATGACCCCTTGTAATTTATATTGAACCACATGTTAGAGAGTCTAGGAATACAATTGATATTGCTATCTTCATTCTTTTTAAACTCATCAACTAAGTCAAGTATCCTTTCGCTCATGTAATTCAAAAAAGGAGAAAAACTTTTCTCCTTATAAAAATCATCTGGACTTTGATATCCGTTTACATTGCTTCTATAATTTTGCTGATAGACTTTTGCATAATTGTCCATCCAATTTACGAATTCATCTTTGATTTGAAAAAAGTTTTTATCAGATGAACTTGCCATAACATATGGCAAGACAACATCAGAGTCTATACTTTCATACTCAATCACTTAATAAATCCCTCCGCCTCTAACCAGGCACGAGTCAATGGAGTGGGAGGATAGACTTTCCACATATTACCAGCAGCACATGCCTCTAATGCCTTCTGTGTCATTCCCTCAGTTTTGCCTGCCCAAGTTGCCTCTGCTTCCCAGGGCACAGCAGACTTTGGATATATTTTCTCCACCATCTCACGCCACATCTTAGGAACATCTTCCTCATTCTTGATGATAGCAATCATACTATTATCAATACTACCTGCCATACAATCTTGAGCAGCATGCCAACCCTCATGACGCATGACACTCATGAGTACATGAGGACGATGCATGTATGCTTTATTAAGATAGAAGTTATTACTAACAGTGTGATACACTCCACGGTGACCAACTGGAAAGTATTTCTGATCAGCAAGATACACTTTTACACCAATTTGATTTAGTGACATGAGCATGTTATTAAACTCTTGTGTCACTGGCATAAAGGAATCTATATCATTGTAGGTAGAACTGATGTCCAACATAGTACGGACTTGAACTACACCATCAGTACACTCTCTTAAGATCATACACCCCATAGCATCATAGGTGTAATAACCTTTAGTAGGTTCTGCCATGGCAGGAGATGCTGCAAGCAGTAAGGCAAGAAGAAGTTTTTTCATACTCTGAAATGAATGAGTTCTGATTCGGGTAGTGATTGTTGGGTATCAAGTTCTTGACCGTTGACTCTGATCTTGCCAGCAGGGAGACCTTGCTGTCCAGGCAGCTGCTTATCTACAGTAGCAGTGATGTCAATTACTTGATCTAGTAGATACTTATTCTTTCTATAAGTTCTATTAGGACGCATGGAACAAAGATTCATAGCGTCCCTTTCCCATCCACAGTCTGCAATCTTTCGTCCGTCCTCATAGACAGACCAGAATTCTTGTTGCATAAAAAAAAG